ATGCATAATCCGAATATGTTTGCAGAATTTATCGAAGGGAAAAAGAAAACAATTAATAATGATGAAATCAACGCCCTTAAAGTGTTTGCGTCGCAGATTAAAAATCTAGGCAACAAAGCAGATTTGGAAAGCAACAAGTTTTGCGGCGATTCAGCAGCACGAAAATTACAAGTGAAAGTTGATTATCTAAAATATCAAACGCTTGTGCTTAGCACAGAATTGTTAGAGTTAATTGAAAGAATTGAGGGGTAATAATGAATAACGACTACGAATTATTACTTGATGAAGAACAACTAGAAATGCTCTTTGGTGGTGAATGGGGCGAGTTACAAGATATGTACGACGCTTATTGGAGCAATGAGGGGCTAGACTACGAACCAGGCAAAGATAAAGAGGAAACATTCCTGTCATGGATAGCGCCAAAATGTGCGAAGAAAATAGAACAGCTCACTTTAGAGCTTGCTAATTGGAATGAATACAAAACGCTTTGGGATAACAATCCAGATGAGGTAATCACAGCTAACCTGGACGCTGTTGTAAGCAATTACTGGCATGAAAAAGTAGGTTTCACACCAATCATATTTACAGTTGAATTTAACAACACACATTACATTGGAGATGCAGACATTGACTACAATTACAAAATCTCGCAATCAAAAATATGAGCAAAACAGAGCGAAGAAAGGGGAGAAAAAAGTAACTCTATGGGTGCCAGTAATGTGGGAAGCACAATTCAAACAAATGGCTGAATTTTGTTGCGAAAATAAAGATTATTTCCCATCAATGGCACGCAGTATCTCGACTGGTAAAATAGCAAAAGGAGCAGACGCGTGAATATTTTTGATATGAATTTTATCTTTGGGTTAATAGCTGTGATTCTTATTGGCATTGTTTTAATCGAATTATGGGCAGGACAAATTGAATATTCATTAATTTGGGTGCTTTCATTTATCCTTTTTATAGGATTTTGTGGAGCCGTGAATGAAGAATATGCAGGCAATGAAGAAACAATATCTGTCAGAATCACATTTCAATGTGAAGGGTAAGGCAAATGAATGAGCTATATATTGAATTGCAACCGATGATAATAGATGCATTATATTTAGCAGGTGCTGCACTGTTATTCGTTATTTTTACGTCAAGTCTTGATAGAGAGAAAAGGAATTTTTTATTTGTTGTATTGGGGGCGACTATTACTATAACAAGCGTCACATTTCTTTTTGCGGAATTAACGACGTGAGGAATATATGTACTTTTGGGTTTTTATATATGGATTCTTTTGTCTTGGGGTTTTATCAAGTTATGTGTTCCCAAAGATAAATAAAAATTACCCGGAAAATGGAGATTTTATTGCCTCAATTTACCTTGGGGTTAATTTATGGCTTGGCGTCGAATTTATTAGGGCACTATCATCATGATAAGCGGTGAAAAAAGGTTCTACAGAGGTTTTACTAAAATTGCCGTCCATGGCTTTTTTATTGGACTGTTTTTGCACAGCGGCTTTATTGGGTACTGCTTATATTATGTTTGTGTACTTGCATTATTTATGGTTCTAAGCTCTAAATAAATATTATGTGCCGAATAACTTTATCTGGTTGTTTGACTCAGGCGCTGTGGATTGGCTTTGATCATCGGGACGGCAGTAAACGGGATAAAGCCTTTCTTGCCATATCAGGTTACTGTAGCACTCTGTAACGTACTTAGCAGTAACCTGCATATGTGCAAGCTCTTTGTTAGTAAGCCTTACTATTCCATTGTCGGTTACCAATTCATAATACAAATCCCATGTAACATTACCATCTGATTCTTTCCGAAGCACACCAGTAAGATATATTTCTTTGGGGCTATAAGGTAGAACTAAAGCAATATCAACCTTGCTAAGAGCTTTAGCGCTACTATTACCGCTATCCATAGCGACAACTTGACTACCACTTTGAACGCCTGTTGAAAGAGGCGCTTCAACAATATCAGGATTTTCTTCTTCATCTTGCGTTACCGTTGAATAAGTTATGTAAGATAAACAGGCCAATACAACCCAGCCAATTGTTTTGAGTGACTGTAAAGGACTCTTGGATAAACCAGATTTGGTAACCTTACCCGTGGCTGTGCTTCGATACAATTCATGGACTTCCACAGGTATTTTTTTGTAACTGGTTGGATTCCCCTTCTTGTGAGTTGCACCATTTTCCTTTGGCGGATGCTCTCGCACTCGTGGGCGACGTGTCATTAAGGGGATCCAATCTTTATTACTATGGCTGTATGCAACCTCAGACGCTCCCCTAATAAGCATTAATATTTGTGTAATATCTGGAGTACACCACACAATATCCCAGTTATATTTTCGGTGCCGCGAAAAGGAGTCAAGAACAGTCTTAGGATAAATTACAACGCCATCATCGGTATAAATCAGCTCACCTAAATCATCGTAATCAGATGAATCTTCGAGTTGCGGCTTGGTTGATATGTCTTGATAAAATCGTTCATGCATCCATTCCTTGAGGGCGGGAAAGTCAGTTATTGGTTTATAAGCGTAATTTTCAAGCTTCATTGTGCGTTCATTTGGGTATATTACCTGTATCTCATCCATGACAACCAATGCACCACAAGGCATCCAACAATACCAATGACGCCACAAATCAATACCCGCTTCAGTCTGCGATGATATGCGCCAAATGGCTGATTCAGGCGGGAACTTTTCGCCAAGTCTCTTTTCAATATCTTCAATATTGCGCATACCCTCTATATTCGTGACGACGAGCCTACCAGCTCTTAGAGCTGGTAATACGTCCTGATAAACCGCCGATGCTGTTTTATAGGAGCCAGGCGCTCCGTGATAACCTTTAATAGCCATTTTTTAGCCCCTAAAATAAGTTGAGAACAAAGCGCGTTACATGCGCTGTCATAATCCATTCGACGGCCTTATCGAAGTTAATCAGCGTCAAAACTGAACGAAGGTCACCGGGCAATTGATTGATGAGTGACTGCAACAATGATGCAAAACCAACGTCATCAAGCATCACTTTGGCAATTCCCCACGCGAATGTGATACTGTTAATCATCAATTCAACTTTGATGTACGCAACAAGATAAATAACATAAGCGGCAAGCCGCTCTAGCATACTTGGTACGTCGTTTGTGACGGTCAAATATATATCCTCAGCCCAGCCAGTGAAGAACCCAAAAAAATCACCTAAGCCAGTGCCTGCAAACACTGGCAAAGGTATTAAAAGCAATATTAAATATTTCATTTTTACCCCAAAACAGTCTTGATTGAATAAAATGCTGCAAGCAACAGAACTATCTGGCCTATGAGTGCAAAGATGTCAGCAAATTGTGAAAAGCTAAACTCAACGGAGGCATAACTAAAATCCCATGTATAAGACTCAAAGCCTGTTGAATTAGTGTTTATAGCGAACATGCCAGATGCTTCAGCGCGTATTTCATTAAAGAGGTCTGTTAAACGCTGCTCTGATTGCTGCGTTTGATTTTGGATTTCGGCAATGTCATCATCTGCAAATACCGAACACAAATTACCGCAATCACGGCCTGATGGTGATTCGCTAAAATCTGAAATAAACTCATCTTTGATATCGGCTATATCGTTACCAATGCCTGATAAATTGCCGTTAACATCGTCAAGTTTCCCACCGAGATTTCCGCTGGCGTTGTCAACAGCATTTTTTACAGCAGATATGAGGGCATTGGTTTCTGTTAGGTCAATTGATATCTGCGTACCGCCAACGCCGACAGTCCCGCCATCCGGATAAACTGGGTCGTCTATTCCGTCTCCGTCATCGTCCAAATCTTGTTCATTACCTATGCCGTCACCGTCGATGTCTGGGTCTGCATAATCTCCTATTCCGTCTCCGTCAGTGTCATCGCTGAGGCAAACAAATACGGGGTCAGAGCCGTCAACAGCTATTGTGCCGCATCCGGATTGGCACTGTCCGTTAGGACAAACATTATCTGGATTCTCGGGGCATGCAGATGTGCCGCCACCAATGTCGTGACATTGCTGGCTATTTTCGTCTGGGTTTAAATCACCATCATAGAGGTTTGGATTTTCTGCGGTATAGCAGCCTTGATTCGCCTCATAATTTGCGACGTAATAATCTTCCACCAAATCATAAGCGCACATACTGCCGTCATCCCTTTGCTGGCAAAGTGTTTGAGACGTGTTTCCGAGCTGGGGTAATACGTAGGTGCCGTCTGATTGGCTATCAGGACAGCTATCACGGTCTAATATGTCCAACATATCGTAGCACTGTAATTGACCATCTACAGTTCGAGCAAAATCGTAAGATGTATTATCAGCAGGGGGGCATTGCGGAACTGATTGTATTGACGTTGCAACAATGGTTGATTGCCTTTGTACTATATCATCCCTGAGTTGTCCGTCAGGCCAATAACTCCTGAAACGCCACTCCAGCGTGACAGTATTTTCATTTTGCCAGTAACAGCGTGTGTCGGATATGTCACCGCCTGTTGTAGCGCTATCTAAAAAGCCGTCTGTAATTTCTGAGCACCAAGCATCACCAGCTTCCTGTTTGGTCATCTGTTGACCCTTGAAGCTTATTGGTCTTGCTACTATTTCAACTTCCGTCAACTCTGGAGATTTTGCAAATTCAACTGCAAATATATTGGCTTTTGCGTCAACAGAACAAAGCAATAAAAGTAATAAAAAAACAAGTAAGTAACATAGGTGTGTGGAAATGGTTGATATTTTTGACTGGGCAACTTTGCCCTTAATTGTGAGTTTAGAATTAAGCATTGCGTCACCAGTGACAGGGCGTCTAATTAAGCATGTATGATTAGTTTGACTTGCTGCTTGCTGCTAGGTTGTAACCGCTGAACAGCGCTATTGTTGTTACTAAAAGTACGATGGTTGTAGTTAGCATTTTTATTCCTCTCCACTAAAATATACAAAGTATGCTGCGAAGTTATTTAGCGATATGAGAATACCTAATACAAAAAAATCCACATCTTCAACTTCGACCGGATTTAGCTGTAATAGAATTAACGTTATCGTAATGGTCACAATTACCATATAGATTGTGCTTCTTAACAGGGGTTTAATCATAAAAATGCTCTTCGTTATAAAGTGTGTCATTTTATTTTATCAATCCTTTAGGAATAGCACATAATAGGCAAATGTATTTATTAAAAGGGTTAGAAGAATCACTCCGTTTTCTTGTGTATTGCATGTTCCATGGGCGCAATCGCTTTGAAGAAAAAAATAAAGACCCGCCATGAAGCAGGGATAACCTAAAATCTTAATTATCGTAATCATTGCTATTCCTTTCCTTTCCGAAGCTTTGGTTTGCAATCACATAAAAAATCATGTGCAAAACAGTAGCTAAAAAACCATAATCCAAAATGTCAAAGTCGCTTAAATCAGTAAGCTGGGCAGCCTGCAAAACAAAGAGCCATATACCGTATAAATTGTAAAAAAACAAAAACCTCACAGTTGTTTTAACCGTAGCCGCCATTTCAAAGGTGTTCATCTTTATCATTTTTTAAATATCTCCCGGATAATTTCAGCCACCAATCGAACAAAAACAATAATTATAAGAGTTGCAACAGCTAACGTAACGTGAAAAACAGCCTGCCCAGTAATGCCGAGTAAAAGGGGGATAAAATTCATTTTTTTAGCATCCTGATTAAAGTCGTCATTCCAAGCCCCATACTGGCAAGCGTTATAAGTGCAATGCTAAGTAGTGACGTGTTTTGCACTGTCTGTGATTCGGTTGCTTCAATAACCTGACCAACAATAGAACCGCCATTTGAGGCAAATTCAGTTATGCAAACATCTTCATTTTCTTTATACACCGGATGAGTTGACGGGCATTCAGTGCTTGCAGCAATGACAGCTAAATCACGCTGGAAATCATGCGTTTGCTGCGTATTTACAAGGCATCCGGCAGGTGTATTTTCACCTTGCGAGCATGTTTTGTTAGTTTTAATGACAGGGGTAATTGTGTAGTTGAACCAAACTTGTATCACTGATGTGTCAGGACTAAAGCAACGAACAAGCACTTTAGTTGATTCTGTCAACATTGCAGGGTCTGGATGCGCGGTTACCCCATTTACAGTTCTCAATCTTGTATCACACCATTCCCTAATGGTGCCTAAATTAAACGGCCTGCCTTCAAAATTTTTAGGGGTGATTTTCGGGAAATGCTGTGTGTGTGTTATTTCGTGAGGAATCAAATTTTGTGTTGATTCACCCATATAACAACGGCCTTGATTTGAAGTATCATCAAAATCAAGTCCTGATGTAATAGTATTATTTTTTTCCGCAGCTTTTTTGCAATAAGTTATGGTGTTATTGGTCATTTCTCCAATCACAGGAGATAAATATTGATAGCTATATTGAGGATGATGTATTGGTGGTCTTGTGTCGAAATATTGTTCTTGTGATGATACGTGACAGGATAACGCAAAAGCGAGCAAACCCAACATACAAAAAACAAAGCGCTTCGCTTTTTGATATTCGGTGAGGGATTTGTTAATAAAAATGATTAATACAGACGCCCCCACAAATAGCCAAAACATCGTAAAAACCATTTTAATTACTCATCGTTTGAATAATGCGTTAAGAGCGTATACAGAAAAACCAATTGCTCCAACCAAAATAACCGTTGCGCCAGCGAGTGACACATTATCAATTGCGATTGAAGATGCTTGCCCAATCTGAAATACCCACATATCGTATCTCCTAATAATAAAGGGTGGCAAACCACCCTTTATTGATTTGTGACTTAGTTACGACGGAACATGCTGAGAATCAGGCCAACACCCAAAGCAATTGCGCCGACAGTGATAACTGCACCAGCGCCAAGTGTTACGTTACCAGTAGCGTCAGCCTGAGCGTCGGCAATGATTTGTGGAATTTCCTGCGCTTGAGCCACAGACAGAGCAGAAGTTGAAGCGGTTACCGCAACAACGGTGCAAGCAGTGCGAAAGCCAGTTTTCATTTTGTTTAAAGATTTTTTGAACATTTTCGTTCTCCAATTTAATGTTAATTGTGTTAATTGTGTTTCAGGATTGTAGGAGGCTAACCGTTTTGCCTACGCCGTAACCGACGACCATAGACGCGATTAACCAACCGTGCATATACCCAAATAGCTCAGCATCAAAACCAAAATAATATTCAAATGTTTGGTTAAGCTGCTGCATTACCTGAGTACCAGTTGTGTAGCTGCTTGCCTCGTCCGGCGTCACTAGGACGTATGGGCAATTAACACTTGGGATACCTTGTGACAAAGTGCCGTCTGAGTTAACAACTACACAAATGCTCATTGCTTAAGCCTTTTGCTGTGACGCTTCAGGCTTTTGTGATGCGGCTTTGTGTTGTGCCGCTAAATGGTCTCGACCAGCAGAACCGCTTTGTGATTCACTGCGCATCTGTTTATTTTGCTTGTTGCGCTCATCGAGTTCTTTTTGTAATTCATCTGGGAGGCAGTACAGACTAAAGCGTGTCATTTCGACGTGTTTACCGTTCTTGTCAGCAAACTTGAATTCGTCAAACGATAGTGTGAACTCAAATGTTTCTTCAAGATGCTGTTCAAGCATGACACCGTAACCAGCGTCTAATTTGGACTGATTTACGTTTACTGTTACAAGCTGTGCGGGATTTTGAAATAAGACCTTAAGAGTCATAGAGCGCTTTTGGGTCTCTTCATTAACCTTGTATTCTGCTTCAACCAATAAGCCTTTTGCTTTCAT